CTCCTGTTGCAGCAATAGTTGCATTGTATTTGTAAATTACTGGATAGTCTTCTACGCTTGCTGTGCTAACCCAAATATCACCTGTTACTAGTGCTGATGCACCGTCTGCTTGTGTTGTCGGTTCAGCTGCTGATACAATTGGACCTTCTGGATCTGTACCACTAAACGGACTTGCAATTGAGCTTTCACCCGACGCTCCGTCATATGCAAGACCTACCCAAGTTTCACCATTGTGTACCATAATGTCAACTTCGTCAACAATTGAATTGTACCATAGTGCGCCTTGTGCTGTTAAGCTCAATGGTGCGCTATTTGAAGCAGTATAAGTTAATGGTGCCCAGTTTGAAGCTACAAACTGCTTTGGTGATGTAGCTGCTGTTGTGCCTGGAGCAAAATACAAGTTAGTTGTTCCGCCTGCACTTGCACTAAAGCCAAATAGTTCTAAGCCGCCATCGGTATCAACTAAGTCAATTTCACCGCCTAACTTGTGTGAAATCTGTACACGGTTTTGTGCATCAACTACAGCAATAACATTTGTTAATCCTGCTGCGTTAATTTGACCAGCTAATGTATCTGCATCAGCAATGTCAGCAGCAGTTGTAACGCTTACTGTGACTGGTGATGTTTTACTAGCTGAAGCTGCTGTTGTTTCTGCAATAGTAAATGTATATGTAGCTGCTGTAATACCTGTTGATGAAACTTTAGAGCTAGTAATTACAGTTGCTCCAATTGCACTTCTACGATATATTTTAAAATCTCCAATTGGTGGTGTAGTACCGTTAACATTAACGTCTGCAAACAAAGAATCAACAGTGATGTTTGTGCCGCCACCTGTTGGATCTAAACCGTAAATTGCTTGCTCAGGTCTACTAAAAATTGGTGTTACAACTTTGTTCCAAACAGCTCCTGCTGCTGAATATTGTTTTACACTAATGTTTGCGCCGCCATTTGGTTGTGTAGTTTTAAGCCAAACACTGCCTGTTGGTGCAGGTGATGTGTCCGAAGACTTAAAAGTTGGTACGCTTGTATGTGGAGCAATTTGCACTCTTGGTGCAGAGTATGTTCCGGCTGTTAAACCTAAGTTT